GGATAAAATCTTAAACAAGCTATTTCAGGTTCACCACAATGTATACATTTAGTATTTACTAAATATTGATTCAAAGAAGAAACTCTTTTATGATAGTTTCTTTTAGTTACCTCTTTAATAGTTTCTTTATATTTTTTGTAATGATTACTTGACACGATTCTATTTATATGTTTAGCAACATATAAAACTCTATTCTAGAATATGATTTTTTTATAAATATAATCAAAGAACATAAAGAATAAACTTTATAATTAATAGGAGTAAGTCAATGGCGTTTTTAGTGTCACCAGGCGTACAAGTAAACGAAGTAGATTTGACCAATGTAGTACCTGCGGTTGCCACATCTATTGGTGCGATTGCTGGAGCTTTTGAAAAAGGACCAGTATCAACAATAGTAAATATCTCTAGTGAAGAAGAACTAGTAGAAATATTCGGTAAGCCAAAAACTACAGGTAATCAATTCGAAACATTTTTTAGTGCCGCAAACTTTTTAAAATATACAGATTCACTTAAAGTGGTTAGAGCAGAAAGTGCTGTAGTAAATGCTGGAGCAAACTCTGGTGTTCTAATCAGAGATTTAGACCACTACGATGCAAGTTTCTCAACAGGACAAGGTTCTAATGGAGAGTGGACAGCAAGAACTGCTGGAACATGGGCCAATGGAATCAAAGTAGAAATATGTGCTACTTCAACTGCATACGAACAGAATTTAAGTACAAATAACTTAGTAAACCAAGCAGATGTTGCTGTAGGAGATACAACTATTGTAGTAGATGATGCTGATGGTTCAGGTTATGCATTTAATGTAGGTGATTTAATATCATTCTATTCAGATACAGCAAATACAGTATCAGTAGATGACTTTAATGAATATCAAGTTACTGCAATCAATACATCAACAAATGCACTAACAATCAGATTAAAAGATGACCCATCAGGTGCTGGTTTACAAACTGCAATTCCAAACGATTCTAAAATTAAAAGACGCTGGAAATATGCTGACCAATTTTCTGGAGCTCCTGGCACATCAGAATATAATACAAATAACAGTCGTGGTTCAGGTGATGAACTTCATGTTATTGTTGCTGATGGTACAGGTGATATAACAGGATACGATACAGATACAGCTGGAAATAGAACAAAAGGTGTCATAGAGGCATTTGGATTTATGTCTAAAAACTCAGGTGCAAAAGGACCACAAGGTGATAGTATTTACTATGCAGATGTAATTAGAGCTAAATCAAATTTCATATATTGGACAGACCATATAAGTGCTGGTAGTAATTGGGGAACAGATACTACATCAACATATACTGCTGTAGATACAATAACTATTGATGAACTTACAGGTGGAACAGATGACTATGCCACTACTGCTGGAGAGATTGAAGTTGCATATGATAAGTTTAAAGATACAGAATCAGAAGATATCAATTTAGTTATCGGTGGTTCATCAAGTATCGTTGCTGATACATCTACAGGTCATGATACTCATGTTACAATGATTACAAACTTAGTAGAAGGTAGAAAAGATTGTGTTGGATTTGTTTCACCACACCGTTCTGCTGTTATTGGAGTTACAACATCTGCTAAACAAGCAAGTAATGTAAGAGTTGCTGCTGACTTATGTCCAAGTTCATCTTACATGGTATTCGATAGTGGATATATGTACATGTATGACAAGTACAATGATGTTTATAGAAATGTACCTTTAAATGGTTCAGTTGCTGGATTATGTGCAAATACAGATAATGTTGCTGATGCATGGTTCTCACCTGCTGGATTTAATAGAGGAAGTGTTAGAGGAGCAATCAAATTAGCATTTAACCCAGATAAGGCTGATAGAGATGTTCTTTATCAAGCAAGAGTTAACCCTGTTGTTAACTTCCCAGGTCAAGGTGTAACTTTATTTGGTGATAAAACTGCTCAAACTAAACCAAGTGCTTTTGACAGAATTAATGTTAGAAGACTATTCTTAGTATTAGAAAAAGCAATTGCTACAGCTGCTAAGTTTCAACTCTTTGAATTCAATGATGAATTTACAAGAGCACAATTTAGAAGTTTAATTGAACCTTTCCTAAGAGATGTTCAAGGCCGTAGAGGTATTACAGACTTCTTAGTGAAGTGTGATGCTACAAATAACCCAGGTAGTGTAATTGATAGAAACGAATTTGTTGCAGATATATTTGTTAAACCTGCTCGTTCTATTAACTTCATTACATTAAACTTTGTTGCTACTCGTACAGGCGTTGCGTTTAGCGAGGTAGGAGGTTAATCATGGCACAGATAGATGACTTTAAAGCAAATTTATTAGGCGGTGGAGCAAGAACTAATCAGTTTCGTGTAACAATTACACCACCACCAGGTATTGCAATCGGATTAGATGTAAGAAGAACTTCATTCTTAACTAAAGCTTCTAAAACACCTGAAGTATCTTTAGGTGAAATAGAATTAGCATATAGAGGTAGAAAAATTTATATGACTGGTGATAGAGAGGCCGCAGGAGAATGGTCTACAACATTCTATATGGACACAGACTATATGATTAGAAACGCATTAGAAAGATGGTCAAATGGAATGAATGACTTTGCTGATAATACAGGTGTTACTGCAATGGCAGATTATGCTACCGATTTAAGTGTAGACCACTTAGATAGAGATGGTACTGTTATTAAAACATATATCTTTAAAAACGCATGGCCAAAAACAATGAGTGAAGTTACTTTAGATTCTTCGGAAGACAGTACAATCGCTGAGTTTGAATGCACATGGAGATATCAACACTTCGAAGCTTCAGGTGTTAACTTCTAAAACAGTCTTTTTTTTCTTTATAAATAAAGGACAATAAAGGAGATTTTATTATGGCAGAACTATTTGGTTTTAAATTTGAGAAAATCAAAGACACCAAAAGTCAAGAAAAATTTACAGTCCCCCCAGCAGAAGACGGAGCAGTCGAAATAGCAGGGGGTGGATTTTTTGGTCAAGTATTAGATACAGATGGCAGAGAGAGAAGTGAGGTTGACTTAATCCGTAGATATCGTGAGATTTCACAACAACCAGAGTGTGATTCAGCGATTGAGGATATAGTTAATGAAGCTGTTGTATCTAATGAAAGAGACCAGGCAGTATCTATTGTTCTTGATAGATTAGAATATACCGAAACAATTAAAAGAAAAATTCGTGCAGAGTTTGATACTGTATTGTCACTTTTAGATTTTGATGTAAAAGGACATGATATTTTTAGAAGATGGTATATTGATGGTAGAATTTTTTATCATAAAGTAATTGATAAAAAAAATCCAAAAAATGGTGTCGTTGAAGTAAGATACATAGACCCTAGAAAAATTAGAAAAGTAAGACAGGTAAACAAAGATAAAAAACCTGGCACATCTTTAGATATCGTAAAAGGTGTAGAAGACTTTTTCTTATACAACGATAAAGGATTAAGTGCAGGACAACTAAACGAAGGTATTAAGATTGCTGATGATTCAATCACATATGTACCATCTGGTTTAATTGACCAAAACAAAGGTCATGTACTTTCACATTTACACAAAGCAATCAAACCTGTAAATCAATTAAGAATGATTGAGGATTCCGTAGTTATATACAGAATATCAAGAGCACCTGAAAGAAGAATATTTTATATTGATGTAGGTAATCTTCCAAAAATAAAAGCAGAACAATATCTAAAAGATGTTATGAATCGTTATCGTAACAAATTAGTTTATGATTCTTCTTCTGGTGAGATTCGTGATGATAGAAATCACATGTCAATGTTAGAAGACTTTTGGTTACCTCGTAGAGAAGGTGGTCGTGGAACAGAGATTACTACACTACAAGGTGGACAAAACTTAGGTGAAATTGAAGATATAAAATATTTCCAAAATAAATTATATCGTTCATTGAATGTACCTATCTCTAGAATGGAAGCTGAAAGTGGTTTTAGTCTTGGTCGTTCTACAGAGATTACAAGAGATGAATTAAAATTTACTAAGTTTGTACAAAGACTAAGAAAAAGATTTACACCTGTTTTTACTGATATGTTAAAAGCTCAATTAATTCTAAAAGGTATTGTTACTATAGAAGATTGGGATAATATGAAAGAACATATTCAGTATAACTTTTTACAAGATGGTCATTTTGCTGAATTGAAAAAAGCAGAATTGATGCAAGATAGAATAAACAATTTAGGTTCTATAGAATCATACATTGGAACATTCTACAGTAAAGAGTGGGTACAAAAAAATGTACTAAATATGACAGATGCAGAAATGGATGAAATGCAGAAACAAATTAACAAAGAAGCTGGATTGGATGTTGAGGATGGTGGTATTGATATGCCAGATGGTGGTGATGGTATCACTAGATATCCGCAAGATGGTACAGGTTCATTTATACCAGCAGATGACCTAGAAGGCTCTGATGGTGTAAACAATAAAGGAGATGAAGATGGCGGAAACTAAAGATATAATAGATGCTTTATCCGATGGTGATAACTTAGGTGCTGAAAAAGCTTTTAAAGATACAATACAATCAAAAGTAGCAGATGCACTAGAAACAAAAAGAAAAGAAGTAGCAAATACATTTGTTAAGTCTTCTGTCACACAGGATGAGGGAGATGGCGAAGAAGTTTGATTCTTTTTATAAACCTTTCCTAGAGAAAGATGAACATAAGAAGTCTAAGGAATACAAAAAGTTAAATCCTAAGATGCGTAAAGCTGTGGACGATATTTTTACAAAAATGGACTCTAAACCTTCAGATTTCCTAAATAGTTTTGAAAAAACAATAAAAGATGTAGCAAAAAAATACAGAGTATCCGATAAAGACTTATTGAAGTATTTTGAACGAGAAATGTTAACGATAGGATAGAAACATGGCAATCAAATTAATAAGACACGCTGGAACAATATCTGCATCTGATACTGCTGATGACGCAGCTCACAGTCT